CCTTTCTGCGCACAACCGCGAAATGGGGAATTTTTTTGAGTTTTGAATTATGGCTGGAAGAAGGCCTAAACCAACAGCATTAAAGCTTGTTACTGGGAACCCAGGCAAGAGAGCTTTAAATAAAAAGGAGCCTCAGTCTAGCAGGACAATTCCTGCCTGTCCAGAATACTTAAGCAGCTCTGCAAAAGTGGTGTGGGGACGGTTGACTGTTTTGCTGGATCGCTTGGGTGTCTTGACAGAAACAGACACATTAGCTCTTGAAAGGTTATGCGATTGTTACGCAGATATTCTTGAGTGCCGGGAGCTGATTGAGAGAGATGGCAGAACATACACAACTACCACGCCACAAGGCGAAATATTAATTAAAGGTAATCCTGCTGTAAACCAGTTACGCGCGGCTGATGCGCAATTTAAAAGCTACCTTATTGAATTCGGATTAACACCAGCAGCAAGAACAAAGGTTCATGCTGAACCAGATGGAGAAGAAAAAGAAGACCCGCTCAGCAAGTACTTTGGATGATCCTGTAACAAGATACGCTCAAGAGGTTGTTTCAGGCAGCAGAATAGCAGGGCCACATATAAGATCGCAGTGTAATAGACATTTACTAGATATTGAGCATGGCTGTGAACGTGGTCTAGTTTGGGATATTGAAAAATCCAATCAAGCTATTGGATTCTTTCTTGATGTATTAAAGCTAAATGGCGGACAGTACGAGGGCAAGCCGTTTGTATTGCTACCCTGGCAATCTTTCGTTATTGGATCAATCTTTGGCTGGCAAACAACTGAAGGCGTGAGAAGGTTTCGAGAAGTTTATATCGAGACAGCCAAAGGCTCTGGTAAATCCCCTTTAATGGCCGGTATAGGCATGAAGGGACTCATGGCTGATGGAGAGCCACGCGCAGAAATTTACAGCGCTGCAACAAAGAAAGATCAAGCAATGATCCTTTTCCGGGATGCGGTGGCGATGGTTGATCAATCCCCTGAACTTTCAAAAAGAATAGTTAAGTCAGGAACAGGCGAAAAATGTTGGAACCTTGCTTATTTGCAAACCGGTTCATTTTTTAGGCCTATCAGTAGTGATGATGGTCAATCAGGGCCAAGACCTCATATTGGCTTAATAGACGAAGTCCACGAGCACAAAACATCTGTTGCAATTGACATGATGCGTGCGGGAACTAAATCTCGTCGGCAAGCAATCATTGCCATGATTACCAATGCCGGACATAGTAAGCATGGCCCATGCTGGGGATATCATGAATACGGCGCAAGAGTGGCATCTGGGGAAATAACAGACGATGCATTCTTCCCCTACATTTGCAGCCTTGACGAAGAAGACGACCCTTTTGCAGATGAATCATGCTGGCCAAAGGCAAATCCGTCCCTTCAGGATGCCGATTTACCTGGTTATAAATATATCAGAGAGCTTGTTACTCAGGCTCGCGGTATGCCAAGCAAGGAATCGATTGTTCGTAGGCTTAATTTTTGCCAATGGACAGATGCTGAGTCTCCTTGGCTATCTCATGAAATTTGGACGCAAGCTCGAAGAGATTACGATATTCAGGACTTGAGAGGCCGAAGAGCGGTAGCAGGCCTGGATTTGTCAAGCACAACCGATTTGACTTCACTGGTTTTCCTTGTGGAGCCGATAGAGCAGGATGAGCCGTGGAAGATTGTTCCTTTTGCTTGGCTACCTGATCATGATCTTGATAGAAAGTCAGAGACTGATAGGGTGCCTTATGTGCAATGGAAAGCAGAAGGATTGCTTGATACAACACCAGGAAAAGCTATCAGTAAACGGATAATTTTACAGAAGCTGTCAGCGATGTGTGATTTTTTTGAGATTGTCGCTGTGGCATATGACAGATGGCGTATAGAAGATTTACTGGCTATGGCATCAGATGACGGAATAAGCCTTCCAGAAGTTAAACCTTTCGGCCAGGGATACCAGTCTATGAGCCCAGCAATTGAGACATTCGAGCGCATGCTGCTAAATGGCGAGCTTGTTCATAATGGACACAAACTATTGACTATGTGCGCAGGCAATGCGGTAACTGATGAAGATGGAGCCGGGAATAGGAAGCTTGATAAGAAGGCAGCTAACGGGAGAATTGACGTGATTGTTGCGGCTGTTATGGCGGCAGGCATCATAAATTTAGCCGTAGCGAATGAGAGATCATTCTGGGAAAAAATAGCATGAAATCCCTCCTATCCGACCTAATCATCATAACCGGCGCATCCTCTATCACCTACGGAGTTTATTGCATCTATCCTCCAGCAAGCTACATCTGCGGCGGCCTATTTGCGATAGCGATTGGAACGATTATGGCGGTCAATATCGCCAGGAATAACGATTAATGAGCCTATTTTCAGGCATTTTCGAGCGCAAAAGCAGCTCATTTGACCTATTTAACGAACTTGCTGGTGGTCAAAAATCGGCTTCTGGCAAGAAAGTAACGGTAAAAAATGCCATTGATATATCTACTGTCTTTGCTTGCTGCCGTGTAATTGGCCAAGGACTGGCTCAAGTGCCCCTAAAATTGCGCCAAAAATCACCGGATGGCAGGTCGAGAGTAGAAGCAACATTCCATCCTCTATATGACAAGCTAGCGAACAAGCCCAACAGATGGCAAACCAGTCATGAGTATAGAGAGATGATTGGATGGCATTTGATGCTAACCGGCAATCATTACTCATTTATAAACAGACTCGGCGGAAAAATTGTAGAGCTCTACCCATTCGAGCCGTCATCTGTAACATCTGAATTTAAGAATGGAGTATTGACCTACGAGGTTGCATTTGATGGCGGAGACAAGAAAAAATTCCCGCAAGAGGCAATCTGGCATATTCGCGGCCCAAGTATGAACGGCTGGCAAGGTTTAGATGTCGTCAAACATGCGCGTGAAGCCATCGGAATCGCTATGGCAACGGAGGAATCTGTTGGAAGCTTGCACAAAAACGGCATCATGTCGTCAGGCGTGTACTCAGTTGATGGCACTCTTAACGAGAATCAGTACAAAGTTCTATCTAAATGGATTAATGATCACAACGCAGGATCAGCAAATGCCGGTAACGCGCTCATTTTAGACCGCGCAGCCAAGTGGCAAAGCACTCAAATGACCAGTATAGATGCTCAAAGTCTAGAGAACCGAAAGTTTCAGATCGAGGAAATATGCCGTTTTGCTGGGATTCTGCCAATCATGGTTGGCTACTCTGATAAAGCGACTACGTACGCAAGTGCAGAACAACAATATTTGCAGCATCTGAGACACACCCTTGCTCCTCTATATGACAAGTTAGAGGATTCCATTAACGGAAATTTGCTCACAGAAGAAGAACGTAATGCAGGGTTTTATGCTGATTTTGTTGAGGAAGGACTGTTGCGAGGCTCAGCTATAGAAACAAAAGATGTAATTTTGGGTTATGTGAACGGGGGGATACTTACCCCTAACGAGGGCCGTGCGTTATTAGATCTGAATCCAGACCCTGACCCAGACAGCGACAAGCTACGCATACCGGCCAACATCGTCGGCCAAGATCAAATTAATAGCCAAAATTCACAAGAGGAATCGGCTTAATGGAAAAGAAAAGCTTTTACTGCGGATTAACAGAAATCAAGCTCGCTCAATCAGAGACAGACACAGCGATGAGCTTTGATGGTTATGGTGCAGTATTTAAAAATATCGACTCCTACAATGACGTAATCGAGCCCGGTGCATTTGCTCAATACCTTGATGACGTTAAATCTGGTAAACAGGAATGGCCCGCGATGCTATTGCAGCATGGCGGATGGGGCATGAATGCGGAGGATATGACCCCTATAGGAGTTTATACCTCACTCGAAGAGGACAAAAAAGGCTTAAAGGTGTCAGGACAATTCGCAGACACGCAGCGCGGCATTGAAGCCTACAAACTGTTAAAAATGCAGCCAAGACCGGCAATAAATGGCCTATCTATCGGCTATATGGCGCGTGAATGGGAGATTGTTCAAAAGGACAAAAAGCAGGTCAGATCAATCAAGACTATTGACCTGTTTGAAATCTCTTTAGTCACCTTCCCGGCAAATGGAAAAGCGCGTGTCGGCTCAGTCAAAAGCATAGACGAATTGGAATCACTATCAGAAATTGAAGACTACCTGCGCGATGCAGGCGGTTTTTCTCGCAATCAAGCAAAAGGGCTGATTGCTCGTATTAAGAGATCGTCCAGCGGTGAGGCTGGCAGCGATGACTTAACACAAATCATTGAATCACTGAATAAGCGAGGCAAAGCTTTAGTTTAAGTTAAGCCAATCTACCGTAAACACAACCCGCTTCTGGCGGGTTTTTTATTTTGTAAGGACGAAAATGAGCGATATTTTAGAAGTAAAGCGGATCATTGAAGAACAGGGTCGTCAATGGGAAGAATTCAGAAAAACCAATGATGCACTGGTTGCGGCCAAAGCTGAAGGCAAAGCGGTTGCAGATATCGAGGCCAAGCTTGCCACGATTACCTCAGCTATGGACAAGTACGCAGAAGATCGCAAGATGATCGAGGATTTCATGGTCAAAATGTCTTCTCCCGGCGGTGTTGCGGTCGAGGACAAAGACCTTGTTGAAGAAGTTAAAAGCTTCAATCACATGGTCCGGGCAGAATTCCAAGGCAAAGGCAAAGCAATCCCAGCCCCATTTGACCAGGATGGATACAAGAATTACAAGTCAGGCTTCTTCAAGCTGATTGCCGGTCAAAAATTTGACGACCTTGAACCAGAAGAACGCAAGGCTATGAGCGCAGGTAGTGATCCTGATGGCGGTTACATGCTGCCTGCTTCCACAGTTGGCCGTACTGTTGCAAAAATTTATGAACAATCCAGCATGCGTCGTATTTGCAGCGTGCAAACCATCAGCGGCAACGATATCGAGGGCATGGTTGATAATGACGAAGCCGATGCAGGATGGGTTTCTGAATTGGGGACACGCAGCGAAACAGGAACGCCTCAAGTTGGCAAATGGCGCATTGAAGCGTTCGAGATGTACGCAATGCCGAAAATCAGCCAGCGCATATTAGATGACGCGGCTACCGACCTAGAGGGCTGGCTTGCTAATAAGATAGCAGACAAGTTCGCTCGTACAGAAGGTGATGCGTTTATTAACGGTATTGGCGCAGGGAAACCACGTGGCTTATTTACCTACACCACAGCAGCGACAGCAGATAGCTCCCGTGCTTGGGGTCAGTTTGAGCACGTTAAAACTGGCGCTAATGGTGATTTCCATACTACCAAAGCCGACCCTATCCAGGATTTAATCGGGGCTTTCAAAGATCAATACCTGCAAAACGCATCATTCCTGACTCGCCGTGAAGTGCGCACCAAGATTCGCAAGATGAAGGAAGCGACTTCCGACCGTTATTTGTGGGAGCCAAGCTTACAAATGGGACAGCCTGATAGATTGTTAGGTTATCCAGTAGTGATTGATCAGTATGTCCCCACACTCGGCACTGGTTCTTTGTCCTTGGCATTTGGTGATTTCAAAGAGGCATTCCTGATTGTAGATCGTTTGGGTATCCGCACCTTGCGCGATCCGTATACGGCCAAGCCTTATATAACCTACTACTCCACAAAGAGAGTTGGCTCAGGTGCCCTCAATTATGAAGCCGTAAAATTCTTGAGCTTCGCAAGCTAACCAACAAGCCATTCCAATATCAAGCCAGCCCTAAAAAGCTGGCTTTTTTATTTTACAGGACAAAGCAATGAAAGATTTATTAAACAACATCAATATCAAGCGCGTATTAAGCCCAGTATCGGTTGCAGACAATACCGCTCAAGTCGGACAAATCATCGACATGCAGGGATACAGCAGCCTGACTTATGTCATTGCTACTGGCTCAATCGGTGACGCGGACGCAACCTTTACCGTATTGCTGGAAGAGGACGATGACTCAGCAATGGGCACGGCAACAGCGGTTGCAGATGCAGACTTGCTTGGCACAGAGGCATTGGCTGGTTTCCAGTTTGACGATGATAACGAATGCCGCAAGCTGGGCTATATCGGCAATAAACGCTATACGCGCTTGACCATTACTCCTACTAACAACGCATCAGCAGCATTATTGTCTGCCGTGGCGATTATGGGGCACCCATGGTCAACCCCAACGGCTAACCCGCCAGCCCAACTGATTTAAACGAGTAACTAAGCAGCCATCTTGCCGCCTTGGTAAAAACCTTGGCGGCTTTTTTATTTTATACGGATCAATATGGTATCTCGCTTTTATAAAGAAAGAATCGACGGACCATCCGAGCGCTATTGGATTAAGCGCAAGAAGTCTGGACGGATCGCAGGTATTGAAGATAGTAGCTACAATCGAGAATTTTTTCCATTTACCACTATTCTTAATTTCGATGACACGCTTGGTAATGGCGACGACTTTTCGTATGGAATAAAAAAGGCTAGAGATTCTTTAGAAACCACAGGCGGCATAGTTTTTATGCCTGACGGCAGATATCTCGGAAAGGAAACGATCACTATTGATGTGCCAGGAGTTCACATCATGGGAGCCGGGTGGCCTACTGAGATATATAGAACAACAGATTATGGCGATACGTTTCTTTTTACGGGGAATGATGCGTCCGGGACATTGCTTAATAACGCAGGTCTTTCTCGTATTCGTTTCACTAGCGCTGGGAAAACAACGAGCGGTGCGCACGTCCACGCAAACGGAGTGGTTTTTGTAGATTACAGCAATATATGGATTGTTAACGGATTTAAAGGCTATCAGTTTGATGGGCTCTCGCAAGCGTTTTTAACTAACTTATTTTGTGTATACAATGATTTGTATACAGGCGACTACGCCGGCAGATGTTATATGCAGTTTGGCAACGCTACTGGATCATACTCGCATCCTGATAGTGGTGGTGTATGGGCCAACAATATCCAGCTACGAAGCAGTCCAATTGGACAGAATTTCGCGGATTATTCAATCGTTATTTATAGCGCTGACGGAATCTGGCTGAACAACGGTCATGTTGGCGGGGGCTCGATAGCATGCATCAACATAAGCGCGACGACTAGCAGGGCACCATCATTAATTTATTTCTCAAATTTCATGACTGATGATACACCTGGTCATGCACTCCAATTTGAAGGATCAACTACAGAAGGGTTTGATTTTGCGTGGACGGGCGGCTCCATGAAGGGCGGAGCATATGGTAAAAAGGGCATTTATGTTGCTCCCGGAGCGAAATTTTATGAGACTAGATTTGGCGGAGGTTTGGCGGTATACCAGTTCAATTTAGAGGGGCTGGATATCCAGTCAGCTGATTTCAGAAAGGCCACTTTTGATGGAGTTGATTTTTACGCAAACGGTAAAACAAGTGACGTTGGCTTGGTGGGAACCATACCCGGGATAAATTTAGCAGACAATGTGAGAGAAATCACATTCAACGGCGGACGATCCGGCGGAAATATAACGGCATCTTCAGTGGGTACGCAATCTTACGGCATGAAAGTTGGGGCGGGATTAACTAAAGTTAAAGTTAACAATATGGACTTGCTTGGCAATATTAACGGGTCTTTTGATATGTCAGGAGCAGATGCTACAACGCGTGCAAATTTCAAGGTGAAAGATTGTGACACTATGGAAAGTACATCTATTGCGAGCGCGGCCACGGTGACATTACCTCCATCGGGCGAGTCATTCACGATCACCGGCACAACAACAATGACAAACATTACTGCATCATGGTCGCAACGCAGAGTCACTTTGGTATTTGCCAATGCGCTTACACTCACTGATGGCGGAAACCTTAAGCTGGCAGGGAGCCTGACGACCACGTCTGATGATGCTATT